ACGTAGCGACGTTCAAGAATTTGTAATGCTTCACGTTCATCGAGCTTCTGCAATTCCTTGCGCGTGCATGGGCGTTGTCGCCACTGTCTCAACGTGCGGATGGTGATGCCACCCTTGGTTGGGCCACCACGATCTTGCGGATGCTCAGTGTAGGTCGGCCACCCCTCGCGCTTGAGAACATCGCGCAGGATGTCGGTGATGGCGTCACTGCTCACGAAACGCTCCGAGCAACGCTGCGATCAACGCACTGACAACTGCACTGATGGCTGCTCCCCATTTCAACGCCGTGTGCTTCGCTTCCAAGGAGTCTCGTTTCTCGCGGTCGCAGAGGACCGCCATCCGTTTTTCGAGTTCAACTACTGATGCGTTCAATGTGTCGAGCTTACGAGAATTATCCTCGATGCGACTGATGACCAGCCGGTTCATTTCTTTCCAGTCGCCAACGTTCGCCATCGCCTAAACCTTTCACGATCACCACGGCACTCCCGTGCCGGTTCTTGGATGCCCTTGCGCTGCGACATCGGCAGCGATGCCATCTTCGATATCAGCCACCGTTTGTACGCCTAGCACGCTCGTCACCCAAGTAAGACATTGCTGTTCGGTTAGAGAATCAAAATCTGTAAAGTTTGACAGGTCGAGTGGGTGCAAGCTAACGCCACCCTCATACCGTCCCACGGGCGAGGGAAACGGCAGCGCATCGTCATCCGTCACCGTAAATTTAATTTCATCCACCACGCGATCATGCCCACTGGGATCGTCGTTGCGGTATTTCAATTTCCGAATCGTCCATGTTGCCATTATGGAGTCTCCCACGTCGGTGACACGCCAGCACCGCCAGACGTTAGCACTTGCCCAGCCGTGCCTCCGGTGTAGACGGTGGGCGCACCAGCCGTACTGACTTTGAACTCGCGACCCGCTCGGAGCAAAATGTCCGCTCGGATATACATGTCATCGGCCCACAGCCACACGTCCTGCGTGGTATCGGCATCGTTCTGCCAACTGATCGCGGAGCCGGTCTGTGTTGCCTCTCCACTGGAGTCTCTCGCGGTTCTGAAGTGTGCGCGACAGCCCACATCCCCACCGCCAGCATCGTAGCCCACTCCTGCGTAGACTGTAAGCGCAGCGAGTGTTGAGAACGCTGCGGTGGGATCAGCCCCCGTGAAGTTGCCCAGCGTGGTGTTCGTGCCAAGCGTACCGGGAACATCCAAATTCGTTTGCCATGCCGGTGCGCCTGACCCGGCAGCGGTTAACACCTTCCCTGACGTATCAGTGGCAATGCGTGCTAGCTGCGTGGCGCTTGAGGCGTAGAGCAAGTCATAAGCTGCTTGCGAAGTCACCGACATTGCCCCGGCATACATTGCCGTCTGGTTGTCCTTTATGTAAGTGTTCATGAGTGCTGCCGTGACGAGTTCGCCACTGACCCACGTTCGTGGTGAAGTAAACAAATTCCTACCCTCCTACCCAGATGGCGCATCAGGCCATGTGATATTTTCAGGATCGTTTTCGTTCTGAGGCACATCCCTCAAAGCCTGACGATACGTCTGCCAACTCGCTTGGTCGGCCTCGCTCAGTTGGGAATCGGTCACGCAAGTCCAGTCGCTTTCCTGTAATAACCGATTGCGTTTAGTTCTGGCGAACTCCCATTGCACCTGAGTTAAGGCTGCGCTCCCGTCGTGCGCTTCAACGATAGAACTTACCTGTCCTTCTAAGATTGCAGGAACCGTAATCCAAATAAAGTCATCTCGTGTTTCGAGATGCTCTGGCTGAATCCCGTCCGCGTTTAATTCGTCCATGAGTACGCCGGGAACGTTCGGCTTTTCATATTCAAAGCGTGGCATAACTTGTCTTCCTAGAAAAGTTTCGTAAGCCCAAAATTCGAGGGACTGTTCATCCCCCCACTCGCAGTGGAATGGAAATAGACATCGACCGTCGAGCCGGAGTTCTGGTAAACAAACATCTGAATATAGTCAGCCGCCGCGAGGTCCATCACATCGGTGATGGTCACATGCTCTCCTTGGCTTGGATTGTCAAAGCCTCCCCATGCTGCATCACTCCCGTTCTTCCGCACGATAATCTGGAAGTTGCCACTGTTCCGTGGCTGAAAATTGCATTGGGCGATGACGAGATACTTGCCCTCCTCGTCGGCTGGAATAGTGAGCCGACCCGTCGCAGATGCCGTGGAATGGAACGCATCGCTATCGAAGGTTTCGCTGTTCCAAAGCAATTCAGTGACGGATGCACTCGAAATCGTCTGGGTAGCCGAGTTATACACGCGACATCCCTTGAGGCCACCACCACCGGCTGCTGCCCACGCCACATCCGTGCCGTCTGAAGTCAGCACCTCTCCAGCACCACCAACACCCAGCCTCGCCCCAGTAACCGTTCCGCTACTGCTGTATAAAATATCCCCCCGTGTGGTGAGCGGTGAAACATCGGCAAAGGTCGCCGATGCGGTCGCACTCGTGATGGCTCCTGTTCCTGCGCCCTTGAGGTAGTTGCCATTCGTGTGCGTTGCTGCGCCAGTACCGCCACGCGCCACCGATAACGTGCCTGATCCAATGCCAGCAGCAGGGATGCCCGTGATGTTCGTGCCATCCAATGTCGGAGATGAAACGATGCCGACTTGAATTGTGCCAGCCCCGTTCGTCACTTCAATCTCGTTGGTCGTGCCATCAATCTCATTCAGCACCGGGTCAGTCGCGCCATCGCCAATCGGAATCTGTCCGTTCGCAGCAGCCCCAAGCGCCGTAATTGCATTTGTCCCTGACCCTAAAAGTAGACCGCCATCTGTGAACGTCGCTGCGCCGGTACCTCCCTTGTCAACCCCAAGCGTTGCCACTGAGGTGATCGCGCCTGTGCCAGCCCCAACGAGCGTGTTGCCGGTCGTGTGGGTGGCTGCGCCCGTCCCACCTTGCGAGACATTGAGCGTAGCTTGTCGCGTTAGCTGCGATCCTGATGAGGCGGTGATTACGTCACCGGTCGTGAGGCTGCTAATGCCACTGGCTCCTTCGTGCAAGGCTGTCAACTGATTGCTGTTATCGTTCATCAATGAGGCCGTGAGCGTATCGCCCGTCGACCACGTTCTAGGAACCGACCACGCGCACATTTAGATACTCTCCTTTATTCCATGCTCCACATTTTCTGCCACCAAGAACTTCACAGTCTCACCCTTCTTCCAGTTCCGATTCGCCATCGGGCGCACCAATAGGATGCTCTCTATCTTGCCAGCATTCCTCGGAAATTTCACGACCTTGTAGACACGACCGCAGTCGAAGCAGCACGCGATCTTTGCTGTGCGACAACTCACCGCAGCACCGTTGCACTCGCAGTTGATTAGCCAGCGCCCGTGATTCACCTCGACGTTGATCGGAGTCTCGACCTCATGCAGCTTGGCCTTCACATGACGCGCATGTGCAATTCTGAGCGTTTCGAGCGAGGTGACTCCTGCGTGGCTTAAACAGTCTGCGAAGTTGTGAATATGTTCAGGCATCATGCATATCCTAATGTGGTGCCGATTCCGAGTAGCGAGGTATTCAGTATCCATGCCGACTGCTGTTCGGCAGGAGCCAATGTCCAGTCCACGCTGGTGAGTCCTGACGGGTGAATATGCAGCTTCACGCCATTGATAAAGTAGCCTACCGCATCCAGCCCCGTCATGGTTTCTGTCACGGCAATTCGGTCGCCCGGTTCTCTCGCCAGCACTTGCGTAAGCAACGCTGATGTCGAGCCGATCACGGACATGCCTTTGACCACATATCGAGGGCTGGCAAAGATATTCAAGAGCCACTCCGCAGCGTTGGAACTAAGCGTGACATCGTCTTCGTATTTCATATCCAGCCGTCGATCAAGTGCGCCGAACTTGACCTTGCTCCCCTCGTCAGTGGCAGACACCACCGTCTCGCTGACATCCTTCACCGTCTTGCCTCGCACCTGCACCGTCTGAAGATAGGCCGTGACGGCTCCACTATTGACGAACTTCAGCACCGCAGCATTCGCAGCCGTTTCATCAATGGTCATGGCAACGTCGCCCGTGATGACTGAGCCACCGGATGCTGCGTCATTGGCAATCCAGTCCGTACCAGCGACCGGCGTGACGAGTTCAATGCCACCAACGCTGTACGCATTAATCGTGGACTCCGTAAACGGAGCCGTGATGTAGAGCGTTTCCCCGGCTGGAATGCTTGGCACACTCGCGGTCGTGGTCAACTCCCAAAGCACTGACGTTGACCCGGCGATGGTGCGCGGATGTACGACAATGTAAATGAGATTGATAAGGTCTTCCCTCGCTCGACTGGCCTCAAGCTCCACCATCGTGTTTGAAAATGTATAGGCAGCAGTTGGAGTCAATGGCCTCGCATGACGAGATTCCAGCGTCAGCACTCCCCCCGGTGAAGTCGTTGACCCTTTCACATATAAAAAGCCAAGCTCACTTAGCACAACGTCGCGCAGGGCAGATAGGACACTCGTCTTGGTGTCCTGTAAATTATCGAAGGCGTAAGCAAAGGTGCTGATGGTGGTGTCGTAATCCGTCTGCTCCGGTTGGCGCTTCACCGCATTAGTCACGAGAGTTGTGACGAGTTGGTCTGCCCTCTGGTCGGTCGCAATCGGGATACTTTTTATCTTGCTGGTCGCCGCCTCATCCATCCAGTCCACGGCGGTGCAAGCCACGGCCTTGTCTTTGTATTGACCTGCGCTTGGCACAATCGCATTCACCGTGCCGAAGAACTTGTAATAGTCGGTGCCACCATACGCCAGCTTCAATCGGCATCGCACCCCGATATCCCATCCATCACGCGCATTTGTATGCCCCGGTGAATAGGCTCCTGCATTGCCTGTGCTGTTGGTGGCAGCATTATTGAGTGACCACTGGAGCGTCCCGGTCGAGGCGATGCGATCATTCGGGCCGGTGCCATCGATACCGTAGCTGGCTTCAATGGGTTGCACGCCAACCCGTGTGTCAGCCGTCACATCTGTCCACGTTCCCCCAAGCACGCAGGGCAAGTCCGACTCGCCAAGGATGCAGCCCCCCAGCAACACTTCCAACGTCGTGGTCGGTTTCACAGTCGGCATAATCAGCTAGCCAAGATGATTGCGTCACGAAGATGCAGTGGAAGCAGTCGAAGCTCTGACCGTAGCCCTCGCACCTCGCTGAGTAACGCCTCGTTCCCCATCTGATCAAGTGGCACAACCGCTTCAGGGCCAGCCTCTCCAAGCAGTCCCACGGTCGGATGGCTGACAATGCCCCCATGCGCGAACTGTTCAACCATTTCCGTTGACCCGACACCACCCACATCGATGCCAACCTTTTTCACTTCTGCCACGGCAAGGGCAGCCATCGCAGCAGCGTGAGGCCCACCAGCAGCGATGCGTGCAGAGAACCTATCTGCCAGTTCGTCAGCCGACTTCCATGTCGAGACTAACAACGCAGCAGCAACAGCCCCAACTCCAATGACCGTGGCGAAACCTGCAAACGCTGTGGCAGCTTGAGGCCCAGCAGTGACCGCCCCAGTACCAACGCCAGCAACATCTCCAATAAGGCCACCGCTACCGCTAGCTCCACCAACCGTTTTTCTCAAGCCACTCATCATGCCTGTGACATTTGCCCAACCTCCCCCGGTGAAGAAACTGTTGACAGCCTTGAACGCTGACTTCACCCCATCAATGGCGCTCGTGATCGCCTGAACCTTTGTGACAAGTTCACCAGCCTTTTTCCAAACCTTGCCCATCTCATCACCACTGATTGTGGCAAGGTTGCTGAACGCTGCACCGACCTTCCCAATCGCATCGGTGAAGGATGGAATAGTCTGCGTGGTCTGCGTAGAATATTTCAGCGCAAGGTCATCGAGGCCACCACCAAGCTGTGTAATGCCTCCAGCTTTCAAAGCGAGTGCAGCCTTGCCAAATTTCTCAAGTTGAGCTTCGTTTAATTCGCCTTCTCCCTTGAGTTCTTCAAACGTAGCCCGAAGTGCTTCAGCATCCGCGATGGGCTTTTCCATTGAGAACCGATCACGCATTCGCTGCGATGCTTTCTCGGCAGCAGTAAGAGCTTCTGTTTCAGCGCGTGTCGCTTGATAGGCAGCAACAATCTTTTCAAACCCTTCAGGAATCTTACCGCCCTTGTCGGCAACATCAGACAGTGCTTCTGCCAGACGGTTATTTGCTTCAGTTGTGTAGGTGCCGTTCAATGTCATGTCGTGATACGACGCGACAATTTCATTCACCGTGCCTTGTAAGTCTGCTCCAGTGAATTCACGGGACAGTTTATTGACGGCATCGGCAAACTTGTTCTTCTCTTGAGTGGCCTTCTTTGTCGCCTCAGTGTCTTCCTCAATCGCTTCAGTCACATCTTGAATTTGAGGAATTGTTTCTACGACTATTTCCGAAGCCGCATCAAACTGTTTGACCAGCTTTTTCATCATGCCCGTGAGAGGCACGCCTTGCTTTTCAAGCTCTTTGGCTCGTTTCACCATCACCTTAATTTCGTCGTTGGTGATGTCTCCAGTCTTGCTTAATTCCTTCAGGACATATTCCAACCCCGTCATGCTTTGCTGAGTTAGGTCTAAGGCTTTCAAGCCCTTGACCATTGCATCGTCAATTTCCTCTTGAGATTTCGCAAAGGCACTAGACTTTTTCGCACCAGCATCCAAGTCATCGAGGCGTCCAGTAAGCCATCCCCCGAACTGTGCGATCTTCTCCATTCCGAAGAACAGATCGGCAAGTCCCCCGACAAATTTAGACACCCAGTCGATGGCTACCTTGATCCCTCCCATAACAAATGCTGTAAATCGTTTTCCTAGGTGGAACACGATGGTGCCAACATCCTTCAACACTGACCACAGGCTGTGCGAACCCCCGGTGAGCTTTTTGATTGCTGCGTTGATTGCCAAGACTGCGGTTATTGCGAGTCCTGTGATGACATTGACCTTGGTGAATAGTGACCAGACTTTGGAGAATGCTGTGGTGAACAGCTTGTAGGTTTTCGTTAACGACGCACCACGCACAGACAGATTGCCGAACGTCTTCGCAAGGAAGCCACCGGCTGATACGAGTGGCCCGAACCCACGCAGCAACACGCCAGAAATTGTCATCAAGGGGCCAAGTGCGACCGCGAGAGCCAGCACGGCAATCGTGGTCTGCTGAATGGATGGGGGCAACGCTGCGAACGCTGGCAGTGCGACGTTCGTGAGATACCCTGAGAAGGCCGTCAGCTTGCCGAGTAACGCTGTGAGGGCTGGAGCCAACTGTTCCCCCATCGCAATCTTCACGCCCTCGACCGCACTCTTGAGCAACGTCCATTGCCCCATCAAGCCTTCCAACTGCACTCGCGCAATACGCTCTGCGGTGCCACCGGAATCTTCCAATGAGCGCGTCATGTTAATGAGCGCACCACTTCCGCGTTCAAGCAATGCAGCCATCGCAGGGCCAGCGCGTTGCCCGAACACTTGCATGATCTCACCCGTGCTGAGTCCTCGCGTTTCAAGCTGCTTCAGAATGTCAGCCATCGGGAGCAATTGCTTATTGGAATCAAGCGTGACAATGCCCATGTTCTTCAACTGCTTCGCCACTGCCGGCACAGCTCCAGACAATCTCGCAATCGCACCACGCAAGGCGGTGCCACCCATCGTGCCTTGGAACCCTGCGTCTGCCATCAGGGACAACGCTGCTGCGGTTTCCTCAAACTGCAACCCGGCGACGTTCGCCACGGGGCCAGCCATCTTGAAGGCTTCGCCCAAGCTGACCAGATCAGTATTGGAGGTGGTGAAGGCTTTCGTCAGCACATCATTCATGCGTGCGACTTCACTGATGTCCAGCCCATACCCACGCATAATCTTCGCGGTGATACTCGCAGCGTCACCGACCGCGAGTTGTCCTGCTGCTGCCAGTTGCAAGGCTCCCGGCATCGCGCCGAGAATTTCGTTGGCCTTAAACCCTGCCAAGCCGAATGCGCCCATCGCCTCGGACGCTTGCACGGCTGAGAACACCGTGGTGCGTCCTAGTTCTTCGGCTTGCTCTTGAAGTTGCTGGAACTCTGCGCTGACTTTGTCCAGACCCGTCACCGCACGCACCTTGTTCATGCCCTGCTCAAACTGGGCAAAGGTTTTCGCTGCTGCACCGCCAAGCAATGTCAGGGGAAGCGTGAGCGCCATCGACATCATCATGCCGGTGGCTTGCATGGACGCGCCGACCTTGGACATGGTCGCGCCCATCGCCGTCATCTTTGTGCCGAACTTATGTGCAGCTTGACCCGCAGCCTTCAACGGGCCGGTCATCCGGTCTTGCAGGATGAGTGACGCACGAATGGTTCCTACGCTCACAGCCATGATGCAGTCTTAGCGACGGCGACGGTTCGCCCGTGCGTGTTCTCGCGCCTCCTCGCGCAAGAGTTTATATAGCGGATCAAGATACCCGACTGGCAACGCCATCAGGTCTGAGTAACTCCAGTTCATGCGCTTCATGATCGCAAGGTCGTTTTGCGCTTGCGCTTGGTAGGCTTTGCTTTTTTTAACGAACCACCATTCTCAATGTGGTATTCCACCGCGTTGTCAATTAAGTCAAACAACGTCTTATGGAAACTGCCGATCACCTCTCGACTGATGTCGAGCTTGTTCGCCTGATCATCAGTTAGCGACCACCCAGTGAGATAAGCCAACAGTCGAGCGAAACTATATTCCGTCCAGTCGAATTTCGCTGACGGGTCAGACGTTGCCCCGTCTGCTGCTTTACGCACTTCAGCCGTGACGTTGGAGACAGAGCGCAGCATGGCGCGTTCCTCGCCAATCGTCAGTTCGGATTTCACTTCAATCCAGATGGGATGCTCCTCACCGTTCGGGGCATTCCAATCCAAGTCAATACGGGACACATCTGGTTCAACGAAATATGGATTACTCATGTTGGGTTCCTTTGGTGATGGTGGGTTGGTGTTCTAGCTCAAGGTCGATGGAGCCGTTGACAACGTTTGGGTTGACGTTCGTCCATGTCCAACGCGACGATCCGAACTCCAGCGTCAGGTCGAGTGGGCGTTGCGATACCCACGGCTCGACTGCGGTCTTCACTTTGGCAGAGATGCGGAACCGATGGCCCTTAGACCCGACCACCGGTTCGCAACTCCAACCTGTGAGAGTGGCAGCAAGCTGATAGGAGTAGTTAAGCTGACCGGAATGCCCAGTCGCTCTCATAGGAATCTAGCCACATGAACTTGCGCGACTCAGTGTGCCAGCCGATTGCAGTGAGATCGGCGCGTCAAGTAACGCTCCCACAGAACCGCCAAGTGGATTGTAGGATTCCAACACAGCGATTCCCGAATATATCGGGTTGGTGGCTGTGGAGCAAATATTCTGTGGACGCACTTCCACGCAGACCGTCGTGCCGACTACCGAGAACAATGTTGCATCAACGGCAGCAGCAGCGTAGTCCTGATGGAACGTGACATCCACACTCCAGTCCTTCAGGCCACCTTTGCGGATGCGCGTGTCATTGCCCATGGCCGTTTCGTCCTGCGTTTCCGAAGCGTAGTTAAGCGCCACTTCACTTGCGTGACTGCTCAAGTCCACGCCCTTGATTTCAAGCTTCGCGTTCGTGTAGACCAATGTAGCCATTGCTGTGTCCTCTCTCTAATTAAGACTGTATCCCGATCCAACTCACGAGGTTGTAAGACTCGCCAGACGTTGTCATGCCCCACTCCGCACGCCAGAACTGTTGGAAGGTTGAGGTGACGTTCGCCGTGGTCAGCGGTGTCGCCCATTGTCCTCCGACGGATGTCTGCGAGGTGAAGGCCACATGACTTGTGAACTTTCCTGCGCCGAATCCTGAACTGCTTGATCCTTGAACCCGTAAGACGAGTGCGCCCGTTGATGAACTTAAAACATGGAGCGCACTATAAAGTTTCTGCCCTGCATAGACTCCACCTACGTCATACGCTGTCCCAACTCCGCAGCTAGTGAGCGCAGTCGTAGTGGCATCCTTGAGTGGCACTGCACGAATAATCGGCATTCTGTTTCTCTCCTAATCTCTACCCAGTGCCAGCACTTTGCGCCGTGAGCGTAAACGTCAACATCTCTCCGACCGCGTTGCCGATGTTGTAGGACTCCACGACAGCTTCAAACGCATAGCCCTTATCAGTCTCGGTGCCTTCCGTGATGCCATTGGCAAATACGACCAGCGGTTGTTTTGTTGCGCCGGTTAAGCCGAACAGTGCATCGTCGGCATTCCCGGTTCCACCGTTCCAGAATCCGCTGCCGTTCAACGTCGCTTCATCGAGGCCACCGGTTCGGATGCGCGTATCGTCACCGAACTTGGTCACGTCCAGCATGTCGGCTGAGTAGTCCAGCCCCAACTCGTTATGATCAGCACTGAGGTCGTATCCACCCAGTAAGAGTTTCGCGTCCGTGTAAATAAGTGTCATTCGTTACCCCGTTGACAGGTCTTTGTAGGCGAGGAAGTTTACCGCCAGCATCGACCGTTCTGAATCGTCCCGACCTAACGAGAACGGAACTTGAGTTGCTTCCACATAACTATAGCGCGTGGCATTGATGGTGCGCTCACTCAAACCATCCAGCAGGTTCATGACATCCTGCATCGCTGTGCGTCCGGTGGCGTAACTCGCCGACCGGCGAATGACTTGCAATCCTGCAACCTCCATTGAGGCTTGACCGGGACTTCCAGCCATTGCATGGATCGGCCCTTGCCCTGCGGTTTCGTATAACCCAAACGCTTCATCCGGTTGCTCTGGCATGAATGCCTTGTACGTGGTCGTGGCACTCAGGCCACCAGTTGAAAGCAGGTCAGCAATATCATCGAGGAACATAATTGCCTCACGCCTTCTTGACCAACGCCTGTATGCCGTTCCCGATGCGCTTCGCAAACAATCGCGCTCGTTGATTTAATGGCGTTTCCAAATACTTCCACTGTCCTCCGGTGCCAGCGTACCTGATCTTCCCTCCACGGCTTCCCACATTCGTTCCACCGACTTGATGCCGACGATGAATCGCACTGCGTCCACCGGGCGACTTGCGTGGCGGTGGGGGAATCTCATGCACGGCTAGCGCATAGCTGGTGCCAAACGACAAGACCGCTTTCAGGTTGGCTGCTTCCGCATGTTCTGACACCTTGCCACTTCGACGCAGCGTGCCAGTATCGACGGGAGTAAGTGCCTTGGCTGCTGCCATCGTCAGTTCTGCTTCATGGTTCAACGACTTGGCTGCTGCCTTGGGATACTTCGCTGCCAAGCTCAGAATCTTTCGAGCGACAAGCTTCTCCCCAGTCACGCTCCACATCTTCTTCGCCATCAATACGTCCTTGCCAGATACGCCTCGACCACGACGCTGTCGCCCACTTTGTATTGCGCCGACACCGTTGCAATGATCGCCGTGCAGCAATCGTCAAGTCTCACCGCCAGAGCTTCCGTGCGTTGCGCTTTCCCTCGCTTCTGAATAACTGGCACAGCCGTTTCCAGTAGCACCCACCGCAGCGCCTTGTCCTTCGATAGCCCAGATGACTTGGCGAGTTTCGTCAAGTTCTTGAGCGCGTCTTTCGAGACTTGCAGCGAGATTGTTTTTGCCATGCCTCTCACTTGAGATAGACCACCGTGCAGCCAGCCGTGCCACCCATCGGGAATCGTCCAATGGAAAGAATAGTCGGGTTGATGGCATAGGTTTCTGTCGAGCCGACATCACCCGTTGAGAGCGTGATCTTATCTTCGGGGCGCAGCGCAGCATCCGACTTGAGATAAATCGTTTGACGGCTTGGCACTTCTTGCCCATCGAAGCCCGTGACCCGTTCCATCCTCCCAACGACGGCTCCCTCGTATGTGATCGCGCTGCCATAACTGGCGTTGCCATACCCGTCATAGCTAGAGAACGGTTCGATGGTGACGCGCTGACGCATGAGCGGTGCGAACACATTGATGTTGAACATCAGGTCACCGCCACGCGCAGGAATGGATACAGCAACCCTTCAGGGCTGTCCTGTCCTTCGCTGGAATACGTCACCGACAACGGGCCAACCTTCATCGACTTCACGCCTTCCATACCTTGATACATCTCGCCAGCGCGAAGCAGCACCGCACGTTCAATCGTTGGGGGCAGCGTGTTCATTGTCGTGGTCGTTGCCCACTTATCATCGGTCGAAGAAGTCTCGCCCACTTGGTAGCCAGCTTCATAGACTACTAACCACGGGTGCAGTTCGCTGTTCGGCACCACGTACTTCCCAAGCTCCCATCGCTCCTGCGCCGTCCATCGAAAGCCCTGATCGCGATTGAGAAACCCAGCGTCAGGATCAGACACGCGGAACTCACTGGAACAAAGCTCGGTCGCCTCGCCGGTACTCGTTGAATCGAAGAACCGCTGCACCTTCAGAATGGGAACGCGGTCAAGCGTTAGGCGTTGCGTCCCATAGCTGGCAACGGTTTCTTCGTACACCTGTCGCCGTAGCTCATACCCCACATAGCGAGTCGCCCAATCGCTGGCCTGAGTCAACGCTAAGTCCATGCCACACGACGAGGCCGTGGCATTGAGCATGACCATCAGGTCGCCCAATTGCGCTAGCTGGGCATTCGTTGAGGATGTGCAGACCGTGAGCATTATTAGATCGGGCGATTCACAATCGCACCGCGTCCTCGCAACGTATACAGGTCGCGCCAGTAGGTCGCTTCCTGCACTGCGCCATCAAGCGTGGACAACGTAGCCATTGCATCGCTGCGCTGCTCCATCAAGGTCTTCATGCGTTCTGCTGGCACAGTCGGTTCTTCCACTTGCTTCAGGCGTTCATATTCGCCAATGGCTCCATCAAGTGCATTGATTAACGCCATGCGTTTGTTGCGTTCAGTCGAGAGATATTCAATGCGCGTGGATACTTCGGAAATTTTGAGTGGCCCCCAGTCCGGTTCCTTTTCGTAGCCGTACCGGTGCGAATGTTTCAACAGCGCACACTCTTGGGGAATCCGCACGTTGATGCCACGCCCGTGCGCTACGCCCAAGACGAATTCCAGATTGGCCTTCTGTTCCGAATACTCACCACCGACGATGAGGTCAATACCGTAAAGCGCGATCTCTTTGAAATTCTCCAGCATGGCAAGTCCAACCATGAGGCCGACTGAGCTTGTGAAGTAGTCGATACCAACTTCTTTGATCACGCGGTCGATGGGAAACCGTACGCTGGTGGGCAGCTTGTCATGGGACTCAGTCATGTAGACCGGCAACCCACACTCACGAATCCATCCTTCGTGGTCAGTGCCTTCGACATTGGCAGCATCGTCATCCCAATTCATATGCAGATCGAAATGCCGAGTGCAGCGTTTTACGTGCCTGTAGAGTTGGTTGAGCGTCCAGATTTCGTAGGACGGATCATCGAAGGGCGCAAGGCTACGGCTCGATGTTGCGAACCCGACGATGGCAACCTTGTCGCGCTTCGGAGTGGAGATGACGAGAGCTTGTTCCCGATCTTCTATCGTAAGGGTGTAGTCAGCTTCAGCCGGGTGATTGAAATCAACTCCGCTACCCGGTTCGGCTTCTAATGCGGTGAGGTGGCTGGACATAATAAGTCACTTT